TAGGTCGCCCATCATGTCGTCAGTTGGATCGCCGCCCATCATGTCGTCGTCGCCTTCGATTTCAAATTCGTCTAGGTTAAAGTCTTCGTTAGTTTCGTCTTCGTCTTCGTCTTCAGCTGACTCTTTTTCGTAGTCTTCGTCTTCGTCTTCGTCGTCACAATCACTTTCTAGAAGTGACTCATAAATGCCGCGTGACTTTTCTACAACGATGTCGTGGAATAATTCTTGTGCGCCTTCACGGTCTTCATTGATGAGCCGCTCTAGCATTTGTTCAAACTTACTTAAATCTGCCATTTTATATTCTCCTGTTAAAAATAGTACCTATGGTAAGGCTGTCAATTGTATTTAACAAGAACCATTAAAATAGCAGATAAAGACGCTCAAAACGGGCCGTTTTGATATTTCGGGTCGTGTGGTAGGTGATTGCAGAACTCTTCCAATGTTATTGTATTAAAGTTCTCAAAGTTATTTAGCTCGGGTGGACAGTAATTATCAGGCTGGATAATGCGTGTAAACTGAATTTCTGAGTTATCTTTTATCACTTGACAAGTTTGCTTTAACCAGTTACCATAGTAAGTGGCTTTGTCTTCTGACTTCTTATAGTTAGGTGTATCAGCGTAGATGTTGTTAATATGCTTGCCGTCATGGTTACCTTTATAGTCAAAGCCTAGTATGTATATATGTTCTTTTTTATGTTGACTAGCTAGGTAAAGTGCTGTTGGGCCTGAACTCCACCCCAGTCTCGGTTCTATGAAATTCAACCCTTCAAACTGTGAAAACCCTTTTCGGTAATTAGTCCAGACCGGATGTCTTAAATGGTATTTGCTGCTAGCAATCTCAGCAATCATTTTCGCATCAACTGCTATGAGGTAGTCTACTACATCAGATCTATACACTGCATTGCAAGCGTATATAGGTCCGTTTTTTCTTAATTGGAGTATGCTGATTGAGGAGCGACTTGTGCCATTACCTAAAACAAAGGCAACCTTTTGCATGTTATAGAGCCTCTTCTTCTCCAGTGCCGCCGTACATTTGTTTAACGTGTTCTAAGTCTTTTTGCTGTTCTTTTTTGTGCAGTTCGCTTGATTTTCTAATTCTATTAAGCTGGCCTAATGTCAGTCTAGTGTTTCTAGTGTCTGACATTTTTACAGGTGACTGGTCGTGTTCTGGCTCATACGAATCATCTGATTCGGGCTCAGCTGTGTCTGGGTTAAAATAGAAAAGTTCGCGTAGTATCATATGTGTATTTATATCGAGCCGCCGATATCTCCGCTGCCGCCACTTGCTCCGCCTTCGCCGCCCGGCGCTTCATCTGTAATTGATCCAGGAGCTTCGCCGTCTCCTGCGAATTCACTATCACCGCCTTCGACTTCGTCTTCCATGCCGTCAAGATCGCCTTCAATACCGCCACCTGTTACGCTGCCGCCTTGCAGTTCATCAGCAGCATCTCCTGCATCGCCTTCGAAGTCGTCTTCGTTTTCTTCTCTCCACAAGCGCTCGTTCTCTGCGATCTCTTCTTCGCTCAAGCCCAAGAAGCGTTTTAGTGCAAATCGATTGGAGATAAAAGGAATTGCTGACATTTGAGTAAACGTAGGTATACGAGCATTGTCAATCTCACTCTGACGATATGCTGCAAAGTTCTGTGGTGGTTGGAACTTTAGATCAAACATTGAAGTATCAATGTTTACACCTTTTTCTAGCAAATAACGTTTGAACTCGGTGTCAAATCCTTCAATTAGAAGCCCTTGTAGACGCTCACAGTAGGTGTTAAAGCGAAGCTCCTGTATGTAGGCAGTGCCCACTCTGCCATCATTGTACTGGCTGCTTGAGTCCTCAGCACCTGTTGGAAGATAGCTGCTCGGAATACGGAGTGCGCGTACCATTTTGTTAGTAAAGTAACGCAAGTCGTCAATTTCGCCGAGGTTTGTGCCGCCAGGCAGTGTTTCAACTTTAGATCCACGACCTTCTGCTGTTTGCGGGAAGAAGTAGTCTTCGTTGATTGAAAGTGGGTTGTAGCTTGAGTCAATAACATTTTGGCCGCCGCCGGTAGTACTTGGAATTCTGCGCTGGTGAATTTCTGTTTTTACTCGCTCAACAAACTGCATAGCAAGGTGACTTGGCATGTTACCTACGTCAACATAAAACACACGACGCTCTGGTGCACGCTGTACACGATAGATAATAATAGCATCTTCAAGCAATTCTTTCTGCTTGTATACTTTGAAAATAGTTTCAAGCAAGCTGTTGCCAAATGGGTAGTTAACGTCTAAGCCTTCGCTCATCGACAAGTGAACAACGTTGTCTGCATCAACTGCAATCTCCATTTGGTCTAATGAAAATCTAGTACCGGCTGCACTTCCGCTAGCGCCTTGACCTGCCAGGTAACCTTGTGCGCTTCCGCCTTTGTTATAAGATGTTGCGTGATCGCCTACATGCCCCTCTTGTGGAAATGGCGCTGCTGCTACTAGTTCACCAAAATTAAGGTTGAAGTCTTTAATAATATACTGTTCAGGAGTTTTGCCTTCGCTTTCGTTAACAATAATTTTTGTTAGGTTACCTGGGTCTACGTGAAATAGTTTCTTAGTCTCAGGATCTCTAACAAAAATCTGATCGCCGTACTTGAATGTGTTACGGATGACACGAAACATTCTTGTGTCTAACTTGTTTAGTTTGTACCACTGTTGTAGATATTTTTGAAGTACAGTAGTTTCAGTGGTGCTAGCATTTTGTTTAAAATTAATTAGGAAACTTGTACCGTTCTGACTGTTTTCCTGTGTGCAAAATTCTGCAAGGATATCAAGTGCAGCATTAACCTCGCTGTCTTGATCCATGGTATTGTACTGGTTGTATCTTTCAATGCGATTCGGACTACCAGTATACACGTCTGGAAGGTGTGAAGTGTAATTCCTCGTAGCTGGGCCTGGCATTGATCCGGTCTGGCCACCAAGTGGCGAGAAGCTGCCGGTACTGTTATTTCCAGTCGGCACTGGTGTAAAATGTTTTTTCCAGCTCATGTTAGTTTACGTTTCCTAATTCGTCGATTGCTCTGTATGACTTCCTGGTGTTTTCTCGTATTTCCTCAAGAATCCTTAATATGTCTCTTGTATTTACGTCATTCTCTGAATTAGACTTGTTAGTTTGGCCTAGGATATCACCAGCGTTCGTACCTTTGCCAGGAGTCCAACCGTTGTTATCTTTTGACAACTGGTCATTCATTCTTTCAAGAGCTTCTGTTAATTCGTCAATAGCTTCGGCATACTTTGAAACATTTTCAATATCAAGTTTTTTGATTCCGCCTCTCGTAGCGCCGCCACTGCCGGACATTCCACCATACACTGTTTGGAAGTCTTCAACTGCCTGCAAGTTATCTCTTAATCCTGTGATGTTAATATTTTCGTCAGCAAACTCTTGTAATTGTTCTAATGGAGAGTCAGAGAACCAACCTGACATAGACTCGGATATTGATTCCATAACACCTGGAGACACAATATTTCCAACTGCTGACATGCCAGATGCATACGCTTCCAAAGCTAATACGTTGTTGTTAATCTGTTCAACTTGAGTGAAAGTGAACTTTTGGTTAGCAAATTCTTTTAATTTGTCAAGTGGGGCGCCTTCGTTAAGCCAACTTCCAATACCTTGGAGGATGGATCCTACACCGGATGTCGCTGTCCCGGAACCAAATGCTGCCATCCCTGTAGCGTAGGCTTTCATTGCTCTTGTGTTTAATTCAATCTGTGCAACCTGATCTTCTGTGATCTTTTGGTCAGCAAACTTTTGAAGTTTCTCTATAGGCGAGTCAGCGCCAGTAATCAAATCCCAGCCTTTGCCTGCTAGACCGGCTATCTTGCCGAAGAAACCAACTACTTCGCCTGCTCCCATAGCTGCTAGGCCGCCGCCTAGCAGAAGCATACCTTCGCCGACTGCTTTCAGTTTTTCACCGTCGATGTCTTCAAAAGATTCTAACCCTTTTGCAAACGTAGGCAACGTCTTTCCAATAATGAACGCGCCAGCGCCTATACCTGTTGCAATAGCAGTTATAGCAAGAGCTAATTTGCCTGCGCCGATTACTATTCCAGGTTGTGCAAACGCAGCTAGTCCGTCTGCTATACCAGTAAGTAATCCGCCAGTTAATCCACCAAGTAAGCCGCCAAGGCCGCTTCTAACTCCGCCGGAGCCGCCACCACCGCCACCGCCACCGCCTCCGCCGCCGGTGCCTCTGCCAGACAACATCTTTGCGCCTAACAGTGTTGCAACGCCGCCGACGAGTGCTCCTACTACTAAAGGATTATCCCATAGTGACTTTATCCCGCTAACCAGTGTATCTTTGATTGATGTCAGTATTATTGGCACATATTCTTTAATTTTTGCTTCAATTGAAGGACCTTTATCTTTTATAAACTTAATTGTAGTGTTCCACAGGTCACTAACCATTTCTAGGAACTTGTCTTTTATTGCTTGAACTGGGTTTTCTCTAAACTTTTCTAAGAAATCACTAAGCCCGCTCGAGAAAGATTGTAAATAGTGGTTTACTTTTTCCCAAACCTCTGGTGTGTTAACAACATCTAATAATGCCGTCATGCCTTCAGTAAATGTTTCAAGTATACCGCTGGTTTCAAATGCTGTGATCAATGCTGATCTCACATTAGCAACAGTTTGCTTGAATTTAGCCATCATACTTGTAGAGCCACTTCGAGCATCTGTTTCTGTTTGGGCAGCCTCTGCATACTCTCTTATCATTTCTTCTTGCTCTTTTCTAGTAGCGCGCATAAACTGTGCAAGGTTTATGCCAGTATCACTAAGCATTTTATTCATCATGCCCGGCACGCCTTCCATACTTGCTGAACCAAATTTTAGTATTTCGTACAAATTATCCGATTCGTCTAACAAGGTCATCATTGAGTTAGTCATACGATCGGTCATGCCGGCTGCGAACTCTTCTTCTGATACCGCTGCATTCTGAGTAGCATCGTACAAGTCACGGAGCTTATCGTTAGTCGACGACAGCACCGCAGCAAACAATCGAGTTTCCTCTGTCATCGGAGGCATACCGAGAACCATTTCTTTGAATCTTGCAACAGCCGCTGGTCCTTGAGCTGCTGCTTCTAGCATACCTTGTTGTGTCTTGGCAGCTTCTTTAGGATCCATCTTCGATAGTGCCATCTGGTAGGCCAAGTCGTTTTGTTCTGCTTGTTGCTTGTCCTTTAATGTATCAACTGATTCACCAGTTAGTTTTGACAAAGTTTGAAGTGATGCGGCATATTCAGCAGCTCGGTTAGCTACCTCTCTTTGGTTACGAGACTCAAGTCTGCCCTGCGATCGTGTTAAGTAAGCGTAGTCTACCATAGCTTCGTTAATTTCTTCAAAGCTGAAACCCATAGATAGCAAACGCTGTTGCTGATCGCCTAGCTGATTAGTTAGCCCTACCATTTGCTTTGCACCGTTGGTAACAGTGCCGCCTAGGGCTGCTAGCTTGTCAGTATTTCTTACGATTAGTGCAGTAAAGTCTTCCAAAGGAACCCTTGCTGCTGCTGCCGTTAACCGTATTTCACTAAGACTGTTGTTAAATGCTGCACCAGACATTACTAATTGTTGGAACGACGCAAACGACTGATCGATGTACCCGGCCAACACCGACAATGCTGATCCAAATATAGGAATGTGTTGAGTGAAATCTTGTAAGCTATCACCGCTGTCAAAAAACTGACCGGCCAGGCCTAACAAGCCTGTTGCAAAACTTGTTATCGACCTTGTTGCTAAACCCAAAGTTACTGCGTATTTTTCAGTGGCTTTGGTAGCTTTCTTAGTAGACTCTGTGTTCTTTTGCTTCTCTTCGGTATTCTTTTTGGTCTTTTCGTCTAGCTCTACGATGGATTTTTTGTATTGTTCATTGGCTTTCTTAACAGCCTGGGCACTATCCTTGCCTGTCTTGTTGGCCATTAGCTCCATTGTCGCTAAAAGTCGCTGAAGAGTTATTTCAGACGCTATACCTGCGTCGCCGCCGACGTTATCAATATTAACTGAGTCTACCACTATTAGAGTTCCTAATTATATACGCACATAAATAGATATGATACATAGTTGTATAGTATTTATCAGGAGAACAAAATGGCAGAAATGCACGCACCAAACCAAGGGGCAAACCCCTTACAGAAGTACTTCAGACAACCAAAAATTTATGTTAGTTTGCCTAGCAGCGGTGAATTCTATCCGCAAGGCGTGCTGGACAAGACAGAAAACAACGAATATCCTGTTTATGCAATGACAGCTAAAGATGAATTGACTATGAAAACACCAGATGCTTTGCTCAACGGCGAAGCAACAGTAAGTGTTATCCAAAGTTGTATGCCCAACATTAAAGATGCTTGGAAAATTCCTAGTCTTGACCTAGACGCTATGTTGATCGCAATTAGGATTGCTACTTACGGCGAAATGATGGATCTGAACATCAAAGTCCCAGTAACTGGAGAAGAGAAAACGTTCCAAACAGACCTACGTTCTATGCTCGACAGTCTGAACGCTGCTGAATATGAAAACGTTGTAGACTATAATGAGATAAGAGTTATTCTTCGTCCGTTGACCTATCGTGAGTTTACTGAAATGAGTATCAAGACTTTCGAAGAACAGCGTATCTTCAGCATTGTCAACGACGAAGACATGCCGGAAGAAGAAAAACTATTGGCGTTCAACAAAAGTTTCAACAAGTTAACAGATATGACAGTTGGAACACTCAAGGCCAGCATTGCAGCTATTCAGATAGACGACCAGACTGTTACGAATAAAGAACACATCAACGAATTTGTTGACAATGCTGACAAAGACTTGTTTAAGAAGGTTACTGATCACTTAGAATCACAGAAAGAGAAATTTTCAATTAAGCCTATGGTAGTAGATGCTACTGAGGAAGAGATCGAAGCTGGGGTTCCAGAAACTTATCAAATTCCGATTACGTTTGACCAAACAAATTTTTTCGGATGAGGGTTTTATCTTGGTCTGTTAAACAAATCCTTGAAGAAGTTAAAACCCTAGACGGACAAGCCAAGCAATTTAGATCAGAGCTAACAAAAATGTGTTGGTTTATGAGAGGAGGACTTACGTTAGAAGAAGCATACTACCTATGTCCCGAAGATAGAGAGCTTATCGCAGATCTTATAGAAGATAATCTAGAAACAACGAAACGCTCAGGGATGCCTTTCTTTTAAAATCAAAGATTACATCAAAGCACTTACAAACGTAGGTGCTTTTTTTTGACTAAACATTCTCAAACACAAAAGCCAAACAAGATATTCAAGCCAGAGCATGCCA